TAGAACCAACAGGTAGGACAGCAGTTGCACCGCTGAACACTTGAATATTTTGACCAACTTGAATACTACCAAAATAGTTTGAAAATACCACACGCAAGATACAACTTGGTGTGCCGACAGCAGCACCAAAAAGAATGTTAACTGGTCCACCCATTGCAGCTGGTGAGTAACCAGCTACTTGCGCTGCATTCGTGCCGCCAATATTATTTGTACCAGAAGTAGCATCACCAGCGTTAGTAGTTTCTGGAGAACCAAGGAAACGAGATTGGCTGATATAATTCAATGGATCTTTAGTCAACAAACTAACTGTGTTTGCTCTAATAGCAGTACCAAGAGCGTGATATTCTACACGATCTCCAGTTTGCATTGTTGTAACACCAGTTAAGGTAATGCTACCGTTTAGGTTGACACCTGTGGAACCATTAAAGGGAACTGTGTTACTATTTGCTGTACCAAAGAATGGAACTGCAACAGGTGTAGAGATAAAGCCAGCACCAGAAGCTGTTCTACGAACCGAAGTGATAGGTGCGTTGGTCCTAGTAATAATGTTGGAAGAGTCGAAATAAACTGTGCTCTTACCTAAGAATCTGTATGGATTAACTGATGTTACACGATAATCTTGAGTAGATTCACCAAGAGTAGTAGATGTTGTGCTCTTTACAGAAGTTACGGTATCATCAATAACAAAGTCTACGCTTGGAATATCTTGACGATAAACAGCAACAGTGTTCAAGAAATAGAACGGTGTGTTTAAAGAGAAGCCATGCGGGAAACGTGTAGTTACAGTTAAGTGTGATGGGTTAGTACCGTTTGTCTCAATATCCACAACAGAGATCTGAGAACCGAAGTAGAACGCACCTGGTAAACATGCTGTATAAACTGTCGCCAATTCTTGGCTGATAGTTGAGTTGAAAGACAACAAGTAAGTGAACTGATTAGCGTTGATTACAGCAGTAACAATGAAGCCACCCTCAAACTGAGAGTTTGTCAAACCAGTCATCTCGAATGGTGAACCAGCAGTCAAGCCATGACTAGGTGCAGTTACAAGAACTGTGCTAGAACCGACGTTTGATTGAACAGAATTTACGGTAATTGGAACCGCACCACCCTTTGAATAGAAGGATGGAATATTGTTAACTAGCTTTAGCGTTTCCCACTTTGTGGTCTGCAAACCATATTCAAAGTCAGTATCAATTAAGTTTTCTGGCTGGGAAACACGAAATTTAGAAACTGGGTCAACGAAGGTTTCATCTGGGCGAAACTGTGTTGAGTCTTCTTCAATTAGAACCTGTAAAACGTCAGAATTATTGATACCGAGTTCTGGGAAAGATTGACGGCAGACTAGGCGAGTTTCTTCAGTAGTTTGGTCATACTGAATGGATATAACTCCAGAGCCTTCGTCAGCAAAGTTGTAGATAATTCTATTGATTGTTACATCTGTGATAAGCAGCAATCTTTGTAGTAGGATGTTACCTTCCAAATAGATTGAGTTTGTTGCTCTATCAATTCTATAACCTGTTGCTATGAGTTTCTTAGCCATTTATTTCCTCTGATCAATTCTAATTAGTTTACGCTAGCGCAATGGAGAGTGCGATCTGCAAAGCCTGTGGATTAAGTGAGTCCCAACCTGAACCGTTATAGACTTCGATCTTTCTAAGACTTTCATTGTAACGAACGTTACCACCCTCTGGGCTGTTTGTTCGCTGAGCAGATGTGCCACCTGGGAGGTCAACAACATCACCCTGTAGTTTGATGTTGTCCTGTAGAGAAGTGGACTTGATTTTACTGATCGCCATAGATTTTCCTTCGTATCTCTTATTTAGCAGCAGTGTAAGTGAAGTTTAACGAAATACTTGTAGAGTTATTTAATATAGACTCTGTGAATTGCTGCCATAAACCAGCAGAGAAGTTCATGTAGCCGAACTGTAAAGTTGTTGAATTAACAGGCAATTTAGCGATAGGTGTGCCACCAAGCTGCTGACAATCTTCAATTAGAACTGTGCAATTCTGTATACTAGAACCGTATGATAAGTATGGCAATCCTTCGATCGTAAGTAGTCCTGTAGAAGTTCCAATCTGAACTAAGCGTAAAGAAATGTTAGCATGAACCAAGTTGCCAGTCTTAGTGTAGTTACCAACTCTGGTACTAAAACTCATATTAACAGCGTTACCACCTATCTTTAATGATGGAGTAAATTCGCCAGTTTCTTGAATAGCATGACGAGAAACTGTACTAAAACCCATGTGAACAATAACGACTTTTGCTCCAACCGAAGCGCCAGTAGTTAGGGTGGCTGTAGCACCGTTGTTTGAAAGCGTGTAATCATCAATCGCAGTTTTAACAACACCATCGATAATTACCAACAAGGAATTTGCTGAAACCTCAGTCTGAGAAAGAGCAAAATTTGTCTGACCAGATGTTGCAGTAAATTTATCCACTACAAAGTTTCTTAGGTTTTCAGAAAGACTTTCTGGAGTTACTGAGCCTGCAGCTGGTTGTAATTGATATGTCTCTCCACCATCATGGATTATATAGATTACTGCGCCAGATTCTGGGGTGCTCGTAAACTGTAATCCGAAACCATCTAATAGTTGAATGCTAGAGACGTAACCAATACCTCCAATCGCTCCATCAACACGTGTGTTAGAAGCAACAAAATCCGCCACAGAGGTTTCTAGTACATCAACATATCCAGCATTATATGGTGCGCTAACGATTCTACCTGTAGCACCGCTGCCAGTTTGAGTAAGTACATCATTCTTAACGAAGTCGTTAAGTTGATTAATAATTGTTAAACGTAATAATCTTACAATTTTATACGCTTCGATTGGTTCTTGTTGCACGTTATCAACGACAACTCTAACACTACTTTCGTAGCCACCTGGAACACCTTGTGATAGAACAAAGGTGTTCTGAGTACCATCTCCGATGAAATCATCTCTAGGTCTAGATCCGCTGGATCTATCAGCATAAGTGTTACCGATATAAGCCATTATACGTCCTCAAGAATAGACGCTACAACGTCAATCGCAGATGCAGTGTTAGATCTAACGCTGACAGAATCCCCAGCTTGTAGTACAATCTTCTGCCCAGAAATAACCTGAAGCGCACCACCTACTGGTACTGGTGCATTCTTTACAACATAATAGTCTATAGTAGCTGATGTAATCAATACATCAACCTGAACCGCACCGTTAGTTGTATTACAAACATCCAACTCAATTATAATTGATGATGTACTAACTGGTGAGGTATAAACAACTACTGGGCTAGTGCCCACGTTTTTCTTTAATTCGTTTTTAAATACGTTTGCCATTTTGGGTTCCTATATTACGCAAGTGCCAAGGTGATGGCAATTGAGAACTGACGTCCTGAATTTACGGCATCTACCAGATTAGTTTGTGGATCAAGCAGCGTATTTAGGTCGCCGATCTTGATCTCATGTGCATTGGTTCTACTGATGACTTCGTTGGTCTTTATACGCCATTGATCGAAGTTATCAGTTTGAGGAATGCTTTGTACTGGCGTAGATTGATATGGTAGTGCCATATGTTATTTCCTGTCTATTAAAAGTTGAAGCATCTGTTTAATGTCATCAACATCCTGCTTTAAGTTATTTATTTCCCCATTTATATGCTCTATGCTGTAAGACATAGCTTTCTTTTCCTTGACGGAGTTGTTAGCTATGGCTTTAACTTTTAAGTGCTCTTTATATCTTTGTTCATCAACGTTGATCACACCTCCGTTGGCTAGATCTTTCACTAGCCCTGGATGGTCAGCCACTTTAGCAATAGTATTCATTAGGAGTGAGTAATAATTCTTAGGTTTTTAACTTTAGGCACATTCGCTGGATTAGAAGACTTCATAACAATCTTGATGATCATGCTTGTAAATGGCGTGATGTCAATGATGTTAATTTCTCTTTCGTTGAACGCATCAATTGGATCCACTGATGCAAGAGTAAATCCGCTATCAACATACTCAAGTGTATTCAAGTCCACGTTACCTGTCCATGCTTTATAGAAAACTTTAATGTCTGTACTTTGAGGTCTGTTGGAATCAAACAGAATCTTGATTGAGTCTGCTGGATTAGAAAGAACTAGCGGTCTAGTTATATAGTTTGCGTAATTAGAGCTACCAACTGGTGCCCAGTCTTCAACAAACTTATCCATCTGAGCGATACGGAAGTTTGGAACTGGTTTACGAATGTAGTAGTTAAGTTCAGACGCAATAGCAAAAGGAGAGTTAGCAGATGCACTCAGCGTACTATTACCAAGTGCTAAGGATGTGTCGCTGTTGATACTTCTAACGTAACCGATAAAGTTATTTGCTGGAGCGTTTCCAGCAAAGCTATCACCACCAGTAGCACGTAGAGTGATTACATCACCTACAGCAATTTCAGTTGTAAACTTTGTCGTTCCGTTACCCGTAACAGTTTCTTGACTAGTAGAAGCGTTTGCTATTTTACCGCTACCTTGTAGGTATATGTAATTGTTAACCAGATCCAACGTATAAGAAGTGATACCTGTTGGGAAAGCAAACGCTTGACCTAAAGTAATAGTAATCTTATCACGCTCTTCGTTACCTACGTTAACCGTAGCGTCAGTAGAAACCACAACATCAGTAATCAAATACTTCTTGTTGTTGATAGTACTTGGCATACCACTTAGGTATAGGTATTTACCAGACTTAACGATACCGAGTAAGTTATCTGCTGTATCAATATTCGTAGAGATAACACCAACACCGTTTACATTAGACATTGTCAATTTAGCCACTGGGGTAGAAACTGACCATGATGCGTTTGCATTGGCAACTTGCGCTGCGCCAGTCAACTCTAACTGAACGAAACCAGCCGTTGCCCCACCAGAGCCAGGGACAGCAGCAACTTCACCGATCAACGTTCCTGCAGAATTATTGATATAAGAACCAACTGGAGCGTTAGCTGAGAACGCTGCAGCAGTAGTACCATATACATACTTACTCAATACTAAGAATTGAGTCGTTTGGTTTGATAAAGCTGTTCCCCATGTAGCAGCCGTTCCAGTAACAGTTCCATTAGCCCTAGCAATTGTTATAGTGGTAGCAGACAAAGCTGTAACAATACCGATAACGTTGAGAGGATCAGATCGCGTACCAGCTGCCGTACTAGTTGTGTATAGCAAGTCACCAACTTGTAATCTCTGAAACGGTGTACTTGTTTGAGCCGAACCAGTACCGTCCCATTTCCATGCAGCTTGGGAGCCAGTGGACCATGTTAATGTGAACGAACCTCCAGACGTTGCAGTCATATCATAAGATTTTGTAGTACTAGTGAATGCACCGAATACGTTGGTCAAGAAGTATGAGGTAATAGTACCTGGACCTGCGACAGCATCAATATCTGTTGCAAGTACGTTACCTGCCTGTAAAACAGTTCTATCATCAATACCAACAATATTTGTTGTGGGTTCAGTGGCATTGTTAACCAAGTTTTGAATAGCAAACATAGATAACTTCTGCAAATCAATCACTGGACTTACGTTAGGGTTAGCTGTTATCAACTTAGCAATAGCTGTAACCGATGGTTTCTTAACAACTACATCACCGCTGTTTGAAAGAATTTCTTCGTTCTCGTAGGATCTGATAATCTTTCTAGCACCGAATGAGAAGTCTGTGTTCTGAGACAATGGTTGATAACCAGTTAAAGAACCATCTTGAGACATTGCCTGAATAGTCCAATCAACTTTTGTGTCAGTTGGAGAAATAGCATCTGCTTTTAAATATAAAGCATCAACAAATAATTGACGAGAAGCACGGACACCACTTCCACCGTAGTTACCTTTAATTAGTAACGCAAGACCAGCAGCCACAGAAGCAGCTGGTAGACCATCAGCCCCAGTAATTAATATGTTTGGACTAGATAATCCATTTTCATCGATGTACTCATCTTGAGTTTGTATTCTAATACAGAAAGAATCTAAGTCAATACCATCTGCAAGAACTTCATGATCACCATTCAACAAATCGGCTGGGATACCATATGAGCTGCTACCAGTACCGTAGTACTTTAACTCTTGAGTATCTACGTTTGTGAACATTTGCACATTCTCGATTAGGACGATATCGCCAGCAGTAAATCCATGACGTCTGTGGTGTACACGGATAATATCATTACCCGTGCTAATCTCGAATGGATTGTCTAACAGCGTCACTGACTTTGGAGGTTGAGTCTTAAATTGAACCTGTGCCACAGTGTCAGTCACAAAGTCTGCTTTATACAAGCGGAACTTCAAGTCCAACAATGGGTTAATTTCAAATTCTTTACTGTTCTGTGATAGGTATAGAGAGCCAGTTAGTGGTTGCGCAGTAACCGAGTTTCCAGTAACTACGTCATCTTTACCGATTTCAGAAACAAAGATTTGGCATCCTGGTTCGTCAGTCTTAACGACCAACGCATATGACTCATTATCTTGTAAATAGATTGGAGCTTGAAAAGTAAAACGTGTTGCAACAGATCCATCAACAGATGTCAAAATCTGACTAGGCAACTTTGTTATAACGGAGAATGGAACAATCTTCGTTGAAGGGACATCCAAGTTTGTGTTTCTAATTTCAACAGTAACTGGACGACTACCAGCCTCAGAGAAGTACAAGTCAACATGAGTTACAAACGCACCACCCAATGCACTAATAGTGAAGGTTTGAGCAATTGGGTCATGTCCACGACGTGGTGGTCTTGGTGTTCTATCGATCTGATAAAGAACACGTGTAGAAGTAGAAACACGACGAGCAGGAATTTCTTCGTACACACGGTCACGAACAAAGTTAGCTGTACGACTATTAACAATAGTACGTTCTTTAGAAAGAGTTACACCAGTGGAGAAATATGTAATAGTTCCCTGAGAGTCGAAGTCTGCATTAGAGTTACTGATGTTGTCTGTCAACTTGAAATCTTTCTCGCCAGTTCTAAACTTCATGGTATCATTGTTTGGTAGATAGAATACACCAAACGCATTACCAGCAGCATCAGCTCTAATTCCAGCACCAAGAGTTGTCATAACTGGAAGAGTTCCAGCCGTTGTATTACCATTAATACCAGTGATAGATGCACGATTTCTTGTTGATCCAGTGAACGAAACTAAACCAGTAACTGCTTCACCGATAGAGAAACCATTCTTAATGTTAACGACATGCATGTCTTGCACTAAAGGATCAACACCATTAGTGTCAAAACTATCAACTAAGCCATCGGCAATAACAACACCAGATGCACGTAGTCGGAATAACTTACCACCATCAGTACCTCTGTATGCTAGCTTATTGTATGCATCGAACGGAGCAATTGTTTTACCATCTAAACTAACCAAAGTTACTGTAGTTCCACTAATTGCAGAGATCTTAAATACTCTGTTATTCAATTGCTTTGATGTCAATAGTGAACGATTAATAACTGTAAACTGTTGTCTGGTTCTTGGATCGTAAGTAACGATGTTACTTAAAGCACCCGCACCCATGTTATAAATCTGAACATGATGCCCAACACCAAGACCAGTTACGCTATTCAATGTTAGCGAGAAAGATGGTAAACCTAGTGGGTTTACTGCGGCATCAATATGAGTTAATGTTTGAATTGTTGCAGGAGTATGTACAGTGTTTGTAATAACGTCACCAATCTGAAACGCTGGCTCAGCCTGAGATCGATATGTTCTTGCAGAGTCTGTTGCAACAACAAGATTTCTAACAGATTCTAAATCGAATTTCATAAAAGTTGCACCAGAAGCACGTGTCAACTTAAATACATCTGCCTGTTGACAAACAGAAGTTACTGCCTCGTCATCAAAGAATGCATAAAACTTAGTCATTGGCTTTAAGTTTTGTGCCAAGAAAGTTACTGGGCGTGCTCGCATAAATTCAGCAAACGAGATGTCTACAACTCTATCACCATAGTCGATTCGGTTAACGCTACTTTGTAAAGAAGTCTGTATACCAGTACGAGAAGTTACGCCAGTATCAACTGTCGTTGTTGTTTGGTATCCAGTTGTTACCCAACCAGATGTACTTTCCGAGTTTGAAGTGCTAGTTGAAGAACCTGTCCATTGAGTTTGCCATGCACCCCATTGAGTACCAGTAACACCCAATGTGTCTGCCATAAACCTAATAGCATCGAAGTTGTTATCGTCTGTTACAACTAAGTCTGGACGACGATCAGTATCTTTCCAGTTATCACCTTCTGGGACTAAAGTAATTTCACCTTTAAACGCTGCAACCTTATATGGGTTAACGTCAATAGTACGTGTGCCATAAGGGTTGAATACAGTTAGCGAAGTTGTGTATGGGACAGTAATAATGTCGCCAGTCTTTTGATAACTCTTAGAAAAACGTTCGTCAGATGATGTAACGTCTTCAACAATATCTAAGTTATCGGTAAAGTGCATCGGGCGCAACTCACCCTTAGCTGAGTCGACAGCAATACGGTAGTCAATGTTTTTAACATCACCTACACCATGTCCAGTAAATTGATCAACAATAAAACCGTTCTTGAAACGGTCCAGACCTGTAACGCCATCCTTAATTGCTAGAGTGCTGGTTTCTTGCTCTAACAATGTTAGAGAAACGTAATACTCGAGATTGGAAATACGCTTTTCCAAACCACCGATATCACGCATGGTGTAACGGCGATTGTCTCTTCCAAAGATACGAATCTCTCTAAATGATTTTGTGAACGCTGGGATGGCGATAGTTGCAAGAACCATACCCTCTTTAGGGTCTTGTGGGTCTTTAGGTTGCGCTGCAGGAATACCTTGGATAACAACGAAACGACCAGTAGAGTCGATAACCAATTTGTCAATACGTGGCAAATAGTAAGCGATACTGGTGTTAAAATCCTCACCGATCTTTGGTAGCTCTGGAGTGAAAGTATTCGTTCCGCTAATAACTGGGCGATAGTCTAAAACGTCATGTAAATAAATTGTAGTTGTCTTGCCGTCAGTACCACGAACTGGGAATGAAGGAATGCTACCGTAAGTAAAGTTATTATTAGCGTTGGCTATTGCACCAGCATATGAATCTACAGAGAAGTAGTTACCTGAGCCAGTATGCTCAAAGTAGTCATATGTAATTTGAATAGCACCAGAAGGTGGAGATACGTTAGGTAACAATGAAATAGAAGCAGCTTGATAATGGCTTACACGTTGTCCATCATCAAAGACATATTTGTCTAAAATACTTACGGAATTAGCAGCGATGTAAGCGTCATAGTTACCTGGATTCACACGAATGTCAACGATACGTAGAACGTCAGCATGAGGTAATGTCACGATTGCTTCATTGACAACCTTTCTTCCTGTGAATGTTGCTGTTTGATTTAATTGCAGCGACTTAGTCTTTTCTCCAGCTGGAACACCACGTTGTAAAATACTTGTAATAAGAGTATATTGGGTGCTATTAGATAGAGAAGCAGAAATAGTTACAGTTTGTAACGAAGCATCTAATGTAATGTTGCTAGAAGTTAAGTTAACAAAGGTTTTGGCATTAGTTGCAAACAAAGTATAGTTAGAAAGGTCTTGTGCAGACTGGAAGAATTCAGAAGGATTCGTTAGCGTAATACTCCAAATACCTGATTCACTTGTTGAAGTGGTAATGGTACGACGAACAGTTTGAATGCTAGACTTAACGGTATCATTACCATCAGCATCTTGCCCACGCAATGTCTTTAATGTTTTAAATGCAGACGGGAACACTAGAGAATCATAACGTGCTTCTTGAATAGGTGCACGGAATATTGATAGAACACCAGTTCTAGTTGTACCAACATAGTTCGCAGCCATTACTAAAGCAATATTTGAAGGAACGCCAGTCGCCAGAGGTGTAGTAACTACACCCACTTGAGTGCCGTCTACATAAAGCACATCACCATCTTTAACTTGTTCAGTGAATAGTGTACCAATACCAGCAACGTTAGGGCTACCATTTGTTACAGTACCCGCACCAAGTAGTTGATAACGTTCGCCTACTATGTCGCAGGTAAATACATCAGTTCCTGTAGTCGCACCAGCAATAGACTTAACATATTTGGAAAAGTCATATCTATTACCGCTAGTTGGTTCGATATCCATCTGAATATCAAACAAACCTAATTTGAATTCTGTAGCATCTGAGGCATAAGAGCCAGAGCTAAGTTGGAATGCTTTAACACGAGCAGTACCGACCTTGTCACCAATTGCTGGTGGAGTACCGTCAACGTAAGTAGTAGTTACTGTAGTTCCGTTAGATATTTTACGTGGAACATCGTAGAGATATACAGTTTGGAAAGTAGAAATACTTGGATAACCGAATACGTTGTTTACAGTTACAAAGTTACCGATTGGTGTTGCAACTGGATAGTCTTCTTCACGAATAATGTGACCACCCTCATCACCAGTGATAGTGTTTTCTCTGGCTTTGTTGAATGGGATAAATTGTGTAGCTGTTACTTCAACTTCAAAACCTTGGATATATGCTTTACCTGGATCTACAGCAACAACAAATTTATCCTCGTCGCCATAAATTTGATCAGCAACAATTACAGAATCAGTTGGAGTAGGTGGGTAAACACCATCACCATTGGTATTCAAATGTTCACGAGCATTTAGCTTGAACTTGTTTACTTCATAATCACCAGACTGGTCGTATGTACGACGAGCCAAAGTTTTTTCTAGTTCAGCATAAGATGCTTTTTCAATCTTGTTCTGAACACGACCCTGAACAACACGCAACAATTCGATGAAACGAATGTCATCGGTAGAATCTAGTGGTAGCTTAACTAAAGATACGGAGATCTTATAACGATGTGCACCTGGAGCAGCGTAGTTAGTTGAACCCTGTGAGTTATCTGCTAGAGTTGGTTCTTCTTCTGGAGTTACGATAGATTCTGTAACTTGGAAACCAACACGGAACGATGGAGTAGTAGTAAAACGTCCAACGTATAAGTGCATCTCTTGGTTCTTAACGAAGTAACCATCGATGTAATAAACACCAGCTTCGACTTCAACGGCAAAAGCGTAACCAAGTACATCAGATACTGAGTTATTTGCGTAAGTTGTAGCAGAAACACCGTTGTCACCAAAAGACTTAACATTAACGAAAAGATCTGAAGTTTGATCAGTCACAAGACGATAGTTGTTGGCAACAGTATTATCAGCTGCATAAGCAACGATAGTTTCACCTGGGATAAAACGCTTTACAGTACCTTCGTCACCACCTGGAGTTTCAACTTTAAAGTAAAGCGTTGGGATATCAATATTATCAACAACGCATTCACACTCAGAGGTATCAATAACAAGAGCTTTGACACCAGACTCAACACCAGTAACAATTTTATTAACAAATTGTGGTAGGTAGTTTCTTACAGTCTGTGTCAAATAAACATTATCCAACTTAGCGAAGTGGACACGGTTATCTACGTTAACAGAACCTGGGACAACCAATGAACCATTCTTAAATATGTGGTCGCCGAAACGACTCACTTGTTTTTGTAGAATAGTTTGTAGTTGTGTCAGTTCACGTGCTTGTACAGCGTATCCAGGTCTGAACAAGATACGAAGATAATCGTTATCTTCATTAAAATCATCATAATACGGTGCAACGTTAAAATTGATAGCCATTCTGTTTTCTCTTAGTTATTGATCTACTGACAATATTTATTTTACATTTCAACAATAATCTTGATGTCTTCGATCTGGTCGCCAGCACGGTTAATAGGACGACGGTTTTCAACGTAGATGATATCGCCACTATCAGCAACCACATCTGGGTCAGCGATAGCAGTAATAGTGCCTGTTGCTCCGCTAACAGAACCAGTTATTGTTTCGGCAACTTGGAACAAACGACCAGTAGTTGCATTACTTGCGTCACTCTTAGTTTGGATATAACGTAGGGTTTTCGGTGTAGAACCAGTGTTCAATGAAACGATACGACCTTTAGCACCAGTAGTTCCACCAGAAATTTCTTCATCAATAGAAAACGTTCCACTTGTTGCAGTGTAACTAGCAGTTCTATTTGAAAGCAAAGTTTGTGAAGAAGATACAACGGTAGTACCAAAGTTAAATGGATCACGAATCAAACAGATACGACGGTAGTCGTTATCGATAGGGAAGTCGCCAGCGCCATCATCATATTCTAAACGAACGTTCATCATAACGTAGAAGCCACCTAGTTCTTCAACAGCGTCTTTACCATGTCCACCTTTTGGAGAGATGATAGCTTCTGCGGTAGCATTATTGGAACCAGTAGCTGGTGGTCCGATTGTGATGCGTGCCCATGTGTAACCAGTGCCTGGATTTGTTACGTTAACACGAACGATACGGTTATTAGAGTCTCTAGTTGCAGTTGCTGTCGCACCGTTACCATCACCACTAATTGTAACGTTGATTGTACCTTGCTCAGCTGTGTAATTATTACCAAAGTTAGTGACGACAATATTTTCAATAGAACCATCAACAGCAGCTTGCTCAATCAAGAACTGATTGTAATATGCATCGGTAGATCCTGGACTGGTACCCAATGTTTTAATTGGAACAAAGTCTGTAGACACGAACTTCAAAACGTCAGCTGGAGCAACAGTGTACATATACTTCCAAACGTAACCGTCAGAAGTTGTAATAACAGCAGTAGATGTACCAGTTGGTTTTGCCGTAGAAGGAATTACCAAACCAGTGGCTGGGTTAATGTTACGAATACATTTGTAAATGTTGTATTCGTCAGTAATAACGTAGAAGTTAGCATCAAACAAAGATGCAGGTGCAGTAGCTGCGCCAGAGTCCAAGTTTACGCCAGTTGTGATACCATTATAGTCATGACGATAGATGTCATAGAATTTACCAGAAACCCAGTTACGACGAACAACAGCTAGTGAAACATCTGTAGACTGAATGCGTTTTAATG